AGATGCTCTATAGCAGGTTTAGCTAATTCTGATTTAGTATCCCAATCAAAGTTATATACCTTCCATTCACCATCTAAGCTTTCATCACTTGCTGATGAAATTAAACTTAGACCTGGTAGTAAATCTAGTATGTAATAATAATAATCATAACCATTTTGGCTTTCATCATCTGAGACTTCTACTTTATCAAAGCCAAAGTCAATTAGTTCTTGTTCCGTCATTTGTTAATTCTTTAGAAATTTGTTTGGCTAAATAAGTTGAACACTGATACTTGTACTTAATATAACTTTCCACTGCTTTAGGGATCATGTTAAGTATGTTCTTGTTCTTAAGTTTCATCTCTCTGATGATATACTCCTTTTGTAAGTTTGCCATTATGTTACTTTTCTATCATTGTTTCCATAAACACAGTGTGATTAAGGATTTCAAAAGCATATGTATAATTTAAATTCTTATATGCTTCATTGTCTTTAGAATATATTCCGTGCTCTTTGATTCTTAGATCTCTTAGATTCTGTATGCTTAATGTTACTATAGCAAGATTATCTCTGTCATCTGATTTCATCATACTTACAATGTTTCTTATCTCAGATTCATTTAGATAATTATACTTTTTCAACAACATTAACTCAGCCATATACACAAAAGGGCGGAATTCATCCTTCTTAGACCCTTTATGGTACATATACCATAGATAGTTCAGATTACCATCTGCACCATCAGTAATATTATAATGTTCTTCGGCAATTGCTGCCACAAGTTTTAGCATTTCTTTTGTATCTTTCATAAATTTTATTCTAGAAAATATACCTAATTGTGTTCCAATGTATGATATCATCATGAAGTTTTCTAAATTCTTCAATATATCTGGATTTGTCTGATGATACATATCTAATGTTCTCTCCTCCATACTGGGATATTTTGGTTTCTTGGATTTCTGGTTTCCAAATAAGGTCCTCGCCAGGAATTTTATGTTCCAAATTATACTCATGTTTTTTTGCATTATGTGTAAGAAATATTACTTCTGCTTTTACATTTGAAAAAGACCGATTAAAATACTTTCCATCACTACTATGAGCAAAAATATCAATGTGCTCAAATAGTTCTTTGTACTGATCTAACCAATTATCATGGACAATTACAGGACTAAAGTTTAAATGTACTTCATATCCTGCTAGAACAAATCTAGTAACGGCATTTAATCTTTCTATAATATTTGATGTATTAGGTTCAAGTATTTCTCTCAACTTCTCCGGCATAAGACTAAATCTTATTCTAATCTTACCTTGTGGATTAAACTTAAGAAAGTCATAATTTACATACTTAGTAGCAAATGAACCCATAGCAAGTGGATGGTCTCTAAAGAACTCAAATATTCTTTCCCAGTCATGATACTTAGCATGTAAAGCAAAGTCTTCATTGCATGAGATGTCATAAGTAATATATTCTCCTGTTTGATTAGGCTTCTCTACATCAGCAAACCAAACATGGTTGTTAATTGCTGTCAGGATATCCATAGGATTTGTTGCTATAGTTAATCCTTCCGGCTTGTGTCTCTTCATATAACAGTAAGAACAGTTATACAAACAGCCATGACCAAAAGAAGGAGCAATGTAATCAGTGCTCCTTCCACTTGGTCTAATCTTCATAGTCTTTCTAGTAACTTTCTCTACCAACGTTTCTGAAAGTTAATAAAAGCTGATGCATTCTTATTGGAATCAAATATCTTGGGCATCCCGTGTTTATCTAACACATCTTCCCATCTAGTAAAGAACCATAAGAATTTAACTTTCTTCTGTACAGAGAATCTTGTCTCTGACATTGGTGTAAGTTTTACCATTAATACTCTGTAACCCTGCTTATCCTCTCCTTTCCTTAAAATAATCATATGTGTTGGTTTTTATTTGTTAAGATTTATATTATTTTTCTGTAGTATATCATAGAAACTCTCTCTGATCCTTTCTACTATTTTCCATTCCTCTTCACTTAACTCCTCATATTTCCATAGTGTTCTTAGCTCTTGAGATATATCCCATAGAGCTGCATACATGTTTCCACCTTGTGTGGCAAAATCAAATTCTGCTTGATCTTCAGGTAGATTAAATTCAAGTGTTGCTTTCATATAAAAAAAGGTCTTATTGTTATTACTCCTACTGCAAAGCCTAAACTAAAGGCTAATGCAATTAATGCTCTTTGTTTAAGGGTCTTTACCTCAATAGTGTAGTGGTTCATAGGTAAGCAAAGAAATGGATTAATACCAACCATTATAACCATACCTATCCAATTTTTATCTATCAAAAATCTTAATCCTGCTATTGAATTTGCTTCAAGCACTATGGCAGAAACAAATACTATTAATAATTTCCACCACTCTACTGCTGTTTGTTTCATATTAATGTGTTTTATAGCACCCAAAAGTGCATTAGTTTATCCCTTTAATAACAAGTTTATAGACTTAAATTTTGTCAAGTTTTTTAAGCCTATAACTTGACATTATTCAGGCAATTCTTCACCATCTTTACCAGTAACTATACCCATCAGCTGTTTCATAATAGCATCTTGTGTATCTCCCCAAAACATATCACATTTAAATACATTATCTGTAATAGTATATGGTGGACTTAAGAAGTATGCTTGCCAGTGTTTATTAGGTTTAGAACTGAATCTTTTACATTTTTCTTTTACCGGGCAATCAAACCCATGGCACATAGTTATATCACTCATAATCATTTGTTTATCTTAACTGTATCAACTATTTCCAAAGTTACAGATATTACTCCAGACTTTACAAAATTTAGTTGCTTAGCACATCCATAACTTAAATCTGCAATAAAGTGTGATGACTTTGGTAGTCTATCATTAACCTTTACAAATATTACTGAATCATTCTTTAGGTTTGTCACCTTTAATAAAGTTCCAAACTTATAAGTCTTGTGTGCACATGTTAAACTGTCTGCATAAAATGTTTCTCCTGATGCTGTTTTTCTGCCTGTCCAATGCTGTCCATAATAGCTGACCGTACCTTTAACAATAGTTGGGATTGGATCAGCAAAACTAAATAGCATTGCTAATAATAAAATTGTTTTCATTTCTGTTTTCTTTGTTCTAAGTAATCTATAGTAAATCCTATAGCTACTATGATGTTCATACCAAAAGACATAAGTATCTCATGGATGTCAGCATATACATTCACTGATAAATGTATATGCCCTACCATCCAAAATGGTATGGACAAGTTTTGGCTTATCCATACCAATAGATATTTAATAAAGTGCTTCACAATTACTTTTGATTAGTCACTGTATTAAAGGCTGCTGTACTGCCTGTCATCTTAAATTCATAAATTTCTGTATCACATGTAGTGTCATTAACTCTAATTCTTATAGAACTTGATGCTTTAAAATCAGCAAGAAACTCTGCATCTGAATTAAGATCATCTACCATAAATAAAGTTTTCCGATTGTCAGATACAGTACCTGTTAGATAATATCTTTGATACTCTCCATTAACTAAAAAAGAAACATCTACTATAACAGATTCATCACATACATATATTCCACCCATATAGAAAGCAATACCTTTATAGTTTTCTAATTTAAGAAATGCATCTTGACCGTCTTGTGTGTATGCTATATAATATGGAGTATCAAATCCATTGTCAATCTTTTTACTTACCCATTGAGAAAAAGAGTTTAATGTAAATAAAGTAGTTCCCGCTAATACCAATAATAATTTTTTCATTTTTTTAATTTTAATTTTTACCAAGATTGTTGATTAGTTACACAGAAATTATCACCAACATGATTATCAAACCATGTGTTATAATCAAAACAAAATGTTTTTACATTGTCAGAACATGAGTTCTTAATGCTTAATGAATAACATGCATTTCCTGCATTATCAAATGTAATTTCATCATTTACAATTTTGCCACAATTACATTCTTTTTTACATGATGTGGCAATAAATACTAATCCTAAAATAACTAATAGCTTTTTCATTTCTTTGGTTTATTAATTGTTTTCTTTTCTTCTGATGGACTCTCCTTCAGAATCTTTTGCAGTCTCTCCCAGATCTTTTTGTTGATTAAGTTGTAATCTGGTTCTTTCTTTCGCTCTTTCATACTCTTCCCAATTATAGATATTTAACTCTTTCATTGTTAGGTAATCTTCTATGGTCATATACTCTGGTATACCATCATTATCATTCATTATTTGAATGAATGCCTCTTTCATTCTTCCCATGTTCTTTAAACATTTTAATTAATTCTTCCTTTGTTAATCTACTTGGAAGTTTTTCCAATACTCTCCAATCAAAGTTGCCAGTAATGATAACTTTGGTTTCTTCTTCACCAAGATGTTTTATTTCAATACCATACTTGCCATCATGAATAACTTCATTCTTTAATGCTTCATGTATTGTATTTACTTGAGAAATATATCCTTTGTCTTTCACCTTCCACCAAAATTCATGTTGTTTAAGTCCATGAATAACAGATGAATGGTCTTTTCCAAAAAACTTACCAGTCATGGTAGTTGTAAGATGCCTTCTCTTTGTTAGAACATCATATAGATAGTATCTTTTATATACTGTCCCTCTTTCTCTTGTAGTAGATGTAAGATTAAACTCCTCAATGATATCTACAATATCTTTATTCGCAACTTTGTAAAGTGCCAATACATCATCTCCCATAAAATTTTAAATTAGTTCTAAGTCAGCTTCTTTAACTGTTTCTTGTGTTTCTTCAAATGCTTTTGATAGTAAGTCAATAGGTAAGAATCTTTCTGCATCATAAAGTTCATAAGGAAAAGAGCTTGATGATAATTTAACTTCTTTAAGAAGTACACCAAACTTGTTATCCTGTAATCCCATTCTTACCACTCTTGTGATAGTATATACTTCACCTTCTATAACCCACTCATTATCAGGTACCTTACTTGGTTTATTTGAAGCATCAATGCATATTGCCCGCATATTCCTCTACTGTTGTTTTGAGATCTAAATTACGCAGACTTTGTGAAATTTCCAACATGGTAAGAAAATCTCCATGTTTTACTGTGCACTTTCCCATCTCATGCACAAGCAAAGCACATTGCTCTGCCTGTGTAGGATGGTGTTCACAAAATCTTATGAGACAAGCCATTACATATGCAAATGTATTCTTATCATCATTATGCAGAATAATCTTATGTGTTAAACTTTCTTCCATATAATAATATACTAATTATAGATTATACTTCCGCCACACTATTTTGCTCTGGTCAAAATCTTCCAAAGCTTCTTTAACCCACTTCTCATCTACAGTTCCTATATAACATAGTATGTGCACAATAGCTTTATCATCTGGATTTAAGCGCAAAAGTCTTCCTATTCTTTGACTAGCCTTACGCTCATTCCCATATGCATGCATAATAATTCCCTGTTTTAATCCTGGAATATTTACACCCTCATTTAATTGTAATACACATGAGAGCTTTATAATATTACCAGCCTTAAAATCCTGCAAATTTGTTTCAGAATCAGGGTTATTAC